TCGTAACAGGGGAGGTCTTGGCCCCCGTAGTTAGCAACAGACGGGCGACCATCTGTCACTGCGATAGGTGAATTCATAATTTGATCAACGGTGGTCATCAAGTAGTCGCCCGTGTCCTGTGAGCCAGAAGGGGAGGCAAGGACACGGACGACAAGCCTGATGTCTCCTACGTTGTAGGTAAAAGCATCGAAAGAGGGCAACTCAATCATGCAAGAAAGGGGGCGAGCGTTGCGCGGGTCTGTGACAGGTTTAAGACCGAGCGCGGTTAGTGACGCTTTAACAGTGTTCACGGCTTCAATGAAGATTCCAGTGGCAGGCATTATCCGACCTGCGACCTGTTGCATCCGAGCAGTTGCATGATGCGAGCAAGGGTGACAGGCTGGGGCATATTGCCAAACCCGTCAAAGGAGGCGTAACTGTCGCCAGAGGTGCCACGCTCGCGGTAGAGCGTCGCTGCATACATTGTCGCACCGAGAGTCACCGAAGCATTTGGGGAGGCTGTGAGGGCGTCTGCGTAGCCTGCTTCACGGCGTTTGTTCCACGACCAAAAGTTTGCAGCTGCGACACACGTTGTTACGAAAGCAGTGTCGTTAGCAGTGGCAGGGTCAATCCCCAGCCATGCGATTACATCGGCGTTGGTAATCCAAGTAACTGAGGGGGTGAAAGTGACAGTACCCGTAGCGATATCTCGTGAAACATCCACGCCAGCATTAGAAATAAGAAACTGGTTTTCGTAAATCGTTGAATAGTCAAATTCGTAGTCGCCTTCATCTGAAAGGCCTACGAACTGGTAGGGCTCAGTGTTGGTCACCTTATAGGCACCCGCAGTGATGACAGCGTTCCCAGCGATGGTTACAGTGTCACCCGTTTGGATGCCCGAAGGTAAGAGAGTTTGCAGAACGACGACACCATCTAGGCGCGTGTTAAATGCGAGGTCAAATGATGCCATCGTTCTGCTACTTCTACTAGTCCGTCAAACTCAGGTGAGTTTTACGAATTTTGTGGCGTCAATCATAAGTGTTGCCAAATACCCACGGAACGCGAGTGTGCGTGTGAGGTTCTGTGGAACATCGACACTGATAGCACCCTTTTGTTCTTCGAAGATTTCGAAGCCGCTAGCGTCACCGACGATGACAGTATCGGCTGCAAAGTTACGGTCTACAACTACTTTGAGTCCGAAGGCAACGATGCCGTCTGTAACTGCTGGTGTTTGTGAACCGTAGGCGTTCATGGGCCCAACGGCACTGAATAACGGACGGCCCGTTGTGTCCACCAATTTTCCAGCGGCTGCCCACATATTTGGACTGAGGAAAAGATGGGTAGGCAAGTTGCCGTTTGAGTTGTTCAAGATGGTTGAAGATGCGTCGTAGATGTCGCTAATCCATTCAGCAGGGCTGGTTGGGTCGGTGAGTACTGCGGACTGTGAGCAACCTGCAAGAAGCGCGTCGGCTGCAACATTGTCTGTGGCGTTTGCGTAAATCCGTGCCATATCGTCAAGTACCAGACCAACAACTGCTGGGTCTGTCCAATCCATATCCTGCTCGGAAATGGACACGAAGCCTCCATAGGTACCTTTTGTTACTTGGTTAGAAGTAACGACAAAAGTACCGGACTGAAGTGTTGCCGATTCTGCGGACTGCACAGCAATGGAAGTGTGAGTTGTAACACTTGGGCGGATAAATACTTTTCCGCCAGAAGGCATTGCCTTAGCACCAATGGCGTCAATGACAGGACGAAGGCCACGGAAGTTGTTATAGACAGGCTGAAGAATTGGCGTTGGCAAGATACCAACAGTGTCTGTTGTCTGTACGTCAGGTGCAGCAGCACGGATGTTCGCGTTCAACTGTGCGAACTCAGGGCCACCCTTAACCGAAGCAGAAATCCACTCGGCAGCACTTGGCATTTTGAACTCGCGCTTAGCGGTTGCATGAATAGGGGCAGTTGGTACGATTTCAGCCGAAGCCTCAACCGATGGTGTTTCTTGTGACACTGTTTCCTCCTCAGGAATATGGTCGGGTTGGGGTTCGTCTGCGTCAGGTTCTGACGCGGCGATTTCTGTAATGACTGCATCCTTGAATGCAGGCTGGGCGACAAGACTGATTTCTACGAGGTCGGCGGATGAAACCACCATGACTCCGTTCTTGTCGTACTTAAACTTTTTCGGTATGGCACCAACGCTCACTGAGTCGTATGCGCCAGCCTTCAGCAACTGAATGGCATCTTGTGATGCGCGGGTCTCAGCAAACCGAGCCGTAAAGCCGAGGCCTTCTTCCATGTCCACAAGTTCGGTGACCACGCCACGTAACTGGTTCATGTCGTGACCTTCAAGCAATTTGGCGGGCTTCGCGTTTAGATCAAACGCGCCACGAGAAAAGGACACTTTGGTGCCGTCTGAAACAGTCGCAAAAGTTGGTGCCCAAGGTACGGCAATGCCGGTAATGGTTTTGGGGGCATCTTCTGATGCTGCGGCATCCAAAGTGACTGGTACTGCGTCAAACTTAATCATCGACTACTTCCTCTGTTGTAGGCATTGCTTCATTCATGCGTTCCACACCTTTTAGGTATTCATCGGTGTCGAACTTGACGAAACGGTTTTTAGGGAGAACATTCGGCATTGACAGCGTTTCTTGGATGCACTGCAAATAAGGCATGACACCAAACAACATCAAATCTTGGCGTGACTGTTCAGCGTTTTGATACGTCATACCGCCAGTAGCGACACCCACTAGATATGGGGGTACGCCAGCGATACGGGCAGACTCTAAAGCCTGATACTGGCGCAAGTTTGCCACGGTTTCGGCTGGCGAGATTTTGTATTCCACGAAATTTACATAATCGTTCAGTGCGCCGACGGCATTGTTCTTACGAGCCGAAGCCCAAGCGGCTGCGAGGTCGCCAAGTTCCTCACCGCTCATCGTCTCGCCACCCTTTTGCTGGAGATAGCCCGGCACGGTTTCGAGTGTGGCGTAACGGTCGGCGGCTTGGTCAAGGTGAAGCGAAATAGACATTGTGCGGGCACCCGAGTAAAGGATTCCCTGAGTCGGGGCTAGAAACTGGATGACATCCGAAGTAGGCAACTCAACACCGTTAAACATGACAACATCCGCTTGTCCGAAAAACTGTGGGCCTTGCTGATTCGGGGTTGAAACAGACGAGGCAGGAAGCCAAGTGAAAGACGCTGGGAGACCTGTTGAATAGCGCGACGTCACATACCAAAACGAGCGCCCATGAAGGAACAAGTCAATGAAGGTTTGCGTCATGATGAAGTTGCGCGTCACCTTAGGGTCGGGGCGTTCCATCCACGGCTCGGTCGGAAGATACACTTCCTCGTATTCTTCGCCCGTCCACTGGCGCGAATAATGCTCTAATTCAAGCGACCCCACCACGGAACCCATAAGGGAAATAGCCCGTGAAACCGTAGGAATACTAAGGGCGCGTTGCTCGTCGCTACCCACATTGTACGAAATAAACGAGCCAACCATCGACGCACCAGCCGCCGCTTTAATCGGCGCTGAACCCATCTCTGGTGACATAGTTTTCTTAGGCGTAAAGATACCCACTGCATGGAGTCTCGCACAGACTCATTGCATATGCAACTATCATCTAGAAGTTCCCATTGCCGCCCTGTTTTGGTTCAAAGGTTTGGCGGAGACAAGAGCAGCCGCGATGACCATGCAACGTGCGCACTCGATAGGTCCGGGGCTCCGCTGGCTAGAAATCACCTGCGAGTTTTCAGCCTTTACCAGCACCGCGCGGTTCACATGCTCGCTCAACATTTGCTCACCCGTATGCACTAGCCGACCCTCAATAATGAACGACCTAATCAGACCCGTCCATTTGAGCAGTTCGCCGTAGCCCCACTGGGTAGTGCGATGCTTATATTTCTCGGGGGTATGCAAATGCAGGCTCGGGGTTATGGCTAGTTTCAGTTTCGGGTCGGCATCCAAAAGCCGCCCAATCTCGTGCCACATGTCAAAGTTCGACTCGGTAGTAAAAGCCACCGAGACCACCACCCTGCCTTCGGGGTCAGGCCGCGCCCAAATGCCCACATACTTCGACCCGTCCGTGGCACTGTCCACACTGAGGTATCCACCCTCGCCGCCAGTGAAATCAGTACGACGTTTCGACCAAAGACCTAACGGCATCCAAGACTGTGCAGCCGCCACCCATTTATTGAGGTGGGCACGAATGAACTGCGCACGATCAGGAGCCCCCGCCGCACTACGCAAACCTTTCATGGTGATAGTCCGCCCAAGGCTCGGATTGGCATAGCCCCAATACCGTTCGTCCAGTGCGTCCACCCCATCAGGTAGCGACCACTCAGCCATATACAAATCACTAGGTACACCCGAGTCAATAATCCCTAGTGCCTGCTCGCGAAGTTTCAGATACGCCGTTGAAGACTCATCACCAGCAGTCGAAGTCAAATACATCAGCGGAGAAGGAACCGCAATCTGGCTAGGTCTGAGCGCCCCAAAAATAGTTGCCTCAGTTAAAGCCCACAGTTCGTCACCAAAAATAATGTCGTACGTACCACCATGCTTTTTACCTGTAGCAGCAAGCACCTTCCACACAGAGCCATCCACCATCTGCACCTTCTGACGACCATACGCATACGTCACCTTGCACAAACCCGACTCCTCCCAAACCTCTAACTTGTCGCGCAAAGCCTCAAACACCTCAGCCGCCAGCGACAACTCATGAGCCGTCGAAAGCAACGACACCGGACGACCCCAAATCCGTGGCAACTCAATCAGACTCCACGCCACAAACGCTTTTAACAGGAACGACTTACCGTTCTGCCGCGCCGTGCTAGCGATCGCAGTGCTGTGAACAAACACCCCATTCTCATGCTGCAACACATCATGAAGAATGCCCTGCTGCCACTCGAAAAGTTCCAAACCCAACTCACGCCTAGCAAACTCCACCACCAAAGGCCCATAAGACTCGTACCCACCAACAGGCGTAACCAACCTCGGCTCAATACGGCCCAAACCATTGCAATCATTGAGTCCTAGCGCGTCCTGAACCGAATCATGACCGTTTTGGGATAATCGGGAGAAAGAGGTCGGGGTCAGCGGCTTCGCCTCATCCAAAAACTCTGTGGTGTTTTTTTGGTTTTGTGATTGAATTCCTAATGCTTTGTTTCGTTGTTGCATTTGGTTGGCTCGGCGGTTGTTGAGGTGTTGGGCTCCGCGTCTGGAGTTGCATGGTTTGCAGGCCGCGACATAGCCGTCGTCTATTGAGCCGCCTTTGTCTGTTTCGATGAGGTGGTCTAACTCTGTGGCTGGGGCTTTGTGGCACCAGTGGCATAGGGGTTGTTCGGCTAGGAGTTCTGCTCGTGCTTGTTTGTATTTGCGTGTGGAGTATTCGTTTGCCATTGTGTTTTCCTTTGTTGATTCTGAGTGTATCTAAGAGCCGTAGGCGGGTATGTTCTAGCGCCCTCGTTCCTCGGTTGCTGTCTGACTCGTGCGTTGGTTCGGTGGTAGGTGTCCCTCCCGCCGTTCAGGGTTTGTCTCCCTCGGTCGCCGTTTGAATCCTTGTAGGGCCGTCACCGTTCGTGTTTGTGTCGTTCATACGCTGCTCAACCCTGTGAGCCGTTATCGGGCAAGGGTCGTCTACCCTCGTTTCCGAGTGTTGTACCAACAGAGTGCAATCCCCTATGTGGCCGTGCGTGTATTCAGTTGTGTCGGGACTATATCAGTCTTTGAGTCTGCCGATGAACACTAAACCTACAAGAGTTAGCGCGAGGTACCACGAGGTGAGCAGGTATATCTTCATGCTGGCCTGCGTGACAGTCTTGCTTCGATGACGGACAAGTCAGCAGGTCTCCAGAGATACACTTCAGCCCACGGTGCAAGAGCCGCTAACCATTCGCGTTGTTCCTTCGAAATCACCCCAACCGATGATTTCAGTTCGGCGAAGATGAGCCCGCCAGCGTGAGACGCACTAGGAGCCTTGCTAAGGGTCAAATCGGGGTAGCCCTTACCGTCGGAGCGGTAGACACCGGGGCGTACCTGATGGGGTGAACCATGAAAACAATGCCAACCGTTTAGTAGGGCTAACTGTTTCACTTTTGATTCAAACAGTTTCTCGGGTGCTTCATTCTTCATTTCATTGCCTGCCCTGTTTCGTCGCGGAATCTGTTTTTGATTCGGCATCGTTCGCACCATAGTTTCTCGGCACGGCCTTGACAGTTGCAGGCTCCCTTGACATGGAACATCAGTTGTGTGGCCTCTCGCCAGTACTTGACGTGTGTTTCTAGTTCGGCTATGCGCGACTGGAGCCATGCAATGTTTGGTTCGGGGTCTGTGTGTCTGATGCGGATGGCTTCGTTGATTTCGTAGGTGGTCATGTAGTCATCGGTGGCGCGGGCAGGTGGGAAATCCTCGTATGAGTCACTCATGGTCTGTCACCTTGCAAAATTGACACAAAGTTTTTTCGCTATCCCAGCCACATAATTCGCCAGATACTTGCTCGCAAGAATTCCAACGATGAATGATTAACCGTAGGCGTTCAATCTCATCGGCTGCATCTGCGAGAGAAGTTAAAATTATTGACCCTCTAAGTCCAGATTCATGAGCGACTGCAACCGCTCTCAATTGTTTTACGAAGTCATCGCTCATTAGTCAATCCATCCCAACATTACGCAAATCCAAATCCCAACTATAGAACCAGTTACAGAGCCAATAAATTGCGCAATCATCAGAACGGCTCCTCCTCGGTTTCCCATTCGACAATGGGGGCGATGATCACAGGGTCAGGGGTGCCCTTCGGTGGCCAGAAGGCTTTGTCACCGTTCACGTCTTTGAACCACGGACGCTTTGGGTTTGCTTTGATTTGGTCGCGGTTATCCCAGACCTGTGTCACACCAAAGGCCTGTGCCTCTGCATAAAGCCAGTTTGGTAGTTCACCATGCTGGTTACCTTTAACAGTGATATCGCCACCTGTGATTTCCTTAGCGTCAGGGAATATATCCGTCACCTTGTTTGTTCGCGGTGCAGGTCGAGCGACCTTTGCCATTTCCTCACGGCTGGGGCGCTTAGTCATGTCTGAGCCTGCATAGCCAGCATTAGCCAATGCCCTGCCAATAGCGGAAGTTTCGCAGTTCTCCACATGGCTTGTTCGGTTCACGTTGCCAGCCCCGCGGGTCTCCTCTGCGTAGCCCGTAGCGATACGAGTATCACCCAGCCATAGTTCAGCCTTGATCACGCAAACATCCGCACCGGGTATCGACTCCATATAGGTAAGCACTCGCGGGTTAAACTGTTCTGATTTCTTTAGCCAGCGGTCTAGGCGTTCGGCTACTGGTTCATACTGGGTCAGGTCAAAAGCCATTAGTCAGCCTGCGCTGTCGATGGGTGCCAATGTGTCAGTGACGCTGGAAGCGACATGATGCGCCCCGCTGCCTGTCCACACGCCTGCGACATGATGTCACGGCCTGCAATGCTTAACTCTGTCGAGAGCATCATCAGATAGCCAATTAACTGGCTGTCGGTCATTGTTATGTTTTCCATTTGTTTCCTTTGTTATTTTCCTGAGTTGGTTCGCCAATGGTGTTTGCCACCAGCGCCGAATAAGTATCGAGCCACTGCGAGATTACACCGAGCGTGACGTAATGCTTGCCTATGGTTTTTAGTCTTACAAACTGCCTGTGTCACAGTACGCCACGATGAGTTAATTTGCATCAGCCCGATATCGTTGGTGCCGTTCGCGTTCGGTTTTGATATGACCCGCTCCACGCATCGTGACTCGCGCCACATAATTTGTGAAGCCCATTTGACAGGGAGGCCATACTCTGCGATGAGAGGCTCCCACTTAGGACAAGACTTAGACGCTGAATGTGCAGGTGCAGGTGCTACGAAAAGACTAGCCGTGACGATTCCTATCGCCATGATACGACCGGCTATCGCTTTCCCTGTTCTTCACGGATGACACGTTTCATCCAGCCATACCACGCATGGAGACACCCACCCGTGATGAGAGTAACTGTGAAGTCAAATGCGCTCATGACAAGGCCTCTATTCCTGTTTGGGTAATGGCACAAACCATACCTAATTTGCCACTGGACACCTTGCGACGTTCGCCCGTGTCTTTGATATAGCCGAGACTGCGTAGGTCACTGCATCGTTTCCAGCCACCCACAAAGCCAGACACCTCAACCACTTGGTCATCGGTCAAATCGCCTTTGAGATACAGGCTGAGGATGCTCATTGCTTGGGAGCCTCTGCGTGGCACAGACTGGCGGGAGGTGTCAGGGTCGGAAGCCCTGAATAGTGGTAGGTCATCAAATGTGATCATGTGTGTACTTCCTTGGTTTAGGACGCAGTTTCGAGCGCGTCGTTATCCCCACTATACACAGGCGAGGGGGGCGGTGGTGGATAGCCAATGGAAGAAACCATCCACCACCTGTTCTGCCTCACCTGCTCGAAAGGTGGGCAGTGTCCTTACGGTCGAGGCAACGACCGCCAGAGAGCCTCATAAGCCTTGGCGCTCATGGCACCAAACTCGGGGGCTAATTCTATATGCAACCAGTGGCCACCTGCACCGAGTTCACCATCTGTGAAGGCTCGCCACGCGTTACGGTCACAACGCCAAGCCCGTGGAGGGTTCGCCATGTAGTCATGAATAGCCACGATGCCTAACTTGGGGGCTATGTCGGGGCGGGCGTACCATCTGCAAGCCTCCAGCGCGGTCTGACGGCCTTTAGCGTTCGCTCCATAGCCTAGGTCGCAGGCGTTACCTGTGGCGTGAACAGACAACTCGGGTTTTCCGTTCATCATGCGAACAACCCAAGTGCCGAGATTCTTGAATTTCCAGCGTCGTCGGCTCAGTTTCGAAAAAGTCTCTAGCCCTGTCTGTTTGCCAGTAGCAGGTTTGTAAGTACCGGGCTTGTACGGGTATGGACGGGTCACGGTGACTCACACAAGCAAATCAGAGGGTGAGTGCCTGTGTTTGTAATCGCGTAAAGGGTTTGCCCGCCACGAATATAAATAGGTGTGATCACAGAGCGTGTCAATTTGATACCTGTAGCAACGGTGACATCCGACCCGCCAATATAGATGTCTTGGGCTTCGGGTTGCAGATAGATGGTTTCAGGTTCAGGCTGTGCAGCACGAACAAGTACCGCGGTTTGTGCCACTTGGTAAACATCTGATTTCATTGTTCTTTTCTTCCGATGATTGGTTCCACGGGTTGATTGCTCCGCGCTGCTATTCCGTTGCCAATGGCATAGCCAAGAATACTTCCAATCAAACCTGTTCCTGTTGCTTCCTCTATGGCTTTAAGTGCCATAAGCAGTGTGAGGCAGATTAGGCCGACAAGGGCTATAAGGGCTTTGGGGGGGTTATTAAGCGTCATGCTGTACCGATGTCTTCCACAAGCAAAATGCCGTATTGGGTTGCTGTGTTGTTTGTGGAACCTAAGGCGGTGGCTGTGAGTGTGCCGGTGATGGTGATTGAACCTGCTGTAAAAGTTGTGACTGCTACACAAATACCTTCGTAATCGTCGGTGCCGTTGTATAGGGCCGCGTGTGAAGTGTTTAGCACGGTCGCGCCGTTTTTGATTTTCATGGTGACGTAGCCTGCCGCGATGCTGTCTAGCGAGGGTTGAAAGAAAGTAATGCGGTAGTAGCGGTTTGCTACTGCTGTAAACGCGCTAAGGGTAATTGCGATGGTTTCTGTCATGGCTGGCAAAGGTATGTCTGTGGTTGATTGTCCGTATGCCATAACGCCACGGGGAAACTGGTTACATTCGGCGGCTGTAAGGACTTGCCCAACAATGAAGTTGTCGTTTGGTGTGATTGCCACGGTCTATGGCCTTTCGGGGAAGGTTACGGTGTGGGCTGGTTTCCATGTTTTGGGGAAGTCTCGTAGGGCTTGGCGGTATTCGGCCCATTGTTTTTTGTCGGTTGGGGTGTCTGCTAGGACGGCCCAATCGGACGCGATTAGAAGGCGGTCGCGGTGGATGCGCATACGTTCGATGAGCCATTCATCGGGGGCGGTGGTTTCGTGTTCTGCTAGTAAATTCATCATGCTGCTCTATAGGTAAAGTTCCATTGGACAAGGTCGCCTACTGCCCAAGTAAAAGGGGCTGTGGAAGAAAGAGTAGAAAGTTGTGGGTAGGTGCCCGCCACATTGGTTGCAAAAAACCTGACTTGACTGTTGGCCGATTGAAAAGACACAGTGCCATATTGTGCCAATGTTGCGCTGACATCATAAGAGCCGAACATTCCTAAATTAAATCCGGGGAAAGCCCGAAGAAAAGTAGCGTCGGCATTTACAGGAACTCTCAAAAACCATGTGGTGCCTGTCACTGTTGTAGTCGCACCGAAAGTAAAAGTGCCGTAATAATGCACAAGATTATTAACGCGACAATAAGCAGAAGAAAAAGTACCGTCGCCGATAGTTATTCCTGAATCCCATATTGGCGTGTAAGCCGTGTAAGTGCCAAGCACCGTAGCCCCGATAGCCACCTTCGCCTCCAGCGCCTCCACCGCATCATTCAAATCAGAGTGCTGCTGGGCATGGTTAGGCGACGTCAAAAGGCTCGTCGCCGTAGGGTTAGTGAAAGCGTCCAGCGCCGTCGGGAAAGTACTTGCCATAATCAGTATCCTAATCTGTTGCCGTTATCGGCGTAGTCGTCATTGTAGATATATCCAAGTTCGTTGTAATCCATAGGCGTATTGTAGATAATTCCCGTACCGCCAAGGATGCCAAACACAGTGCTATCCAATAATAGATAGGCGTTCAGATCAGCCCCCGATAGGTAGAACGTGTAGCGCGACCCGGCAGGCGTAGCAGTCACAGACACACCCTCAATGATGCAAGGGTAACTAGTGCCACGAAATGCCACCGAAATTTGACAACCAATAGAACCACCCAAGAAAGGTTCTTGGTCGAGTTTGAACACGGCCTGAGATTCAGCGGAACAAGACACAGAACTTATAGACACCTTGGGGGTTTCATAGTTGCCTAGCAGATAATTGGCGTAATCGTCAGCCTGGCCCGTGGTGGCGTTAAGCGTGTTGATATCAAGAGTCCGAAAAGGCTTTGTGGCACCTGACTTGGTTACCACAACAGGCGACAAACCCTCAGGGGAAACCTTTACTTGTGTGTAGTAGTTGTCCGCAAAACTTTCAAAGTTGATTGCGTCATAAACCTGATTCGTGGCATTGTTGGTTGTGTCACTCAAATTGAATGAGGAAGCAACATTGTAGAACGGTGTGCGCAAAGTGAGAGCCTGCCCGTTTGAGTCAATCAGGCGAGCGTTAAACGTTAAGGCGACACGGTTCAACCAGTCAGCCCAAGTGCCCGTGATTGTGCTTAATGGCATTGACGTAGCAAAGTTTGTTCCCTGCAAAATAGGCACGACATCTGTTTCTGTTTCCATCTCCAGCATTTGGCTAGACAAGTTGCTAGAAGTCATTGTGTAGCCGTTGCCCTGCATACGGCCCAACTGGGCAAAACTGCTTTCTACCGAGATGTCAAGAAAATCGGCGTTGCCTACGCCACCCTCAAAAGGTATGCCATAACGGGCTATCACATTGTTAATCACACCACGAAATAAAAGACTGCCGGTACTTATGTTTGTTATCGCAACAAAGTTGCCAGCAACCAAATCCGCAATAGGTGACGCATAGCCTGTGGGATATCGCAAAGATATTTGCGCAGTGCTTGAACTGTACTGGGTTAGTTGTTCCTGACGACCCAAAGTGATGCTGACGCTTTGAACATTAGTCAGGGCTGTCATGGATGCGTAACTAGTGCCGTATTCGACGCCGTAGTTTTGAATGCCCATTAGAACAGGTTGCTAACTCGGATGGGTACTGACCCGTTTTGGCGCATGTACGACCTGAGAGCGTCTACTACCGCGTTAGGGTCGCCGCCGTTCACGTTGATAGTGACAGATGAACCGCCACCCATAGAGCCCATTTTTGACAGCGGGATGACAGCCTCAGGCCCAGCCTCACCAATGAGCGCCAGCGTAGGGCTGTTCACGATGCCACCGTTAGCAAGCATAGGGATATTAGGCATGTCGAAACCTTTACCGCCAATACCGGGCACCCAGTCAGGAATACTGAAAGCCAGTTTTCCTACTGTGCCATTCCATGCGCGGGCAATGCCGTTGAACACAGTTTTAAACACTGTCAGCATTGTCATCACTGCTGGAATAGTGACGTTATTGACCCACCATTTGATAGCCCCAAATACATCATCGACAACGGTACGGAACGGTTCAAACTTCTTGTAGGCCGCAACCAGTAGCCCAGCCAAACCAGCGACCCCGATAGCAATCAGGCTGAACGGGTTGAGAGCCATAGCGATATTGGTCAGAACAATGGCCGCTGCGATTGTGGCAATAGCGGCACCGATAGCAAGCAGAATGTCAGGATGTTCGGCAGCCCAGTCACCAAACTTGGTTAGGTACGGCAGGACTGCTTCAATCGCTGGGAGCAGTGCAGCCCCGATAGATTCTTTGGTTTCGCTTAAAGCCACACCGAGCCGTTCGAATTTGCCTTGTGCAGTGTTCGCCGCTTCGGTAGCGGCACCACCCGTTGTCTTAGCAATCTTTGCCATGACCTCTTCAAAGGACGCGCCGTCCTTAATCATTTGGCGGTATTCGGGAGCCAACTTAGTCAGCGCAATAAAGTTACCTCCGGCAGCCTTGGTCAATGCGTCCGTGACACTGGCTAATGGCTTGCCACTGCTCGCGGCTATGTCCATAGCAGCGCTGGCTAAATCCTGCGCTTTAGTAACTGAACCAGTTGCCTTGGCAAGTTTCGACAAAACAGGACGCAACTCATCATCGGTGACGCCAAGCAATTTGCCTTGTGCAGTAATCCAATCCTCGTTAGATTTAATCTGTGCGTCAGTTGCGCCAGTGGCTTTACGCAAGTTGCCCGCAAGCAAATCTTGAGCGGCTGCGTCGTCCATTGCGCCTTTGGCTGCGTCGAACAGTCCTGCGGCTAATCCAGCAATAGCAGCAGCGGCAGGGATAGCAGCCTTCTTCACGGCATAGCCAGCCTTAGCGCCTGCGCCCTCCAACTGTGCAAACTCTTTTTTTGCTTGCCTAATGCCAGTGTCATCAAAAGACGAAATAATTGGGATGCCAAGAGCCATTAGTTAAGTTCCTTTTCAACACGGCGAATGACAGCCAATGATGCCTTTTCCATTTCGCGTTCAATCGCGCGACGTTTGCGATACACAGCACGACCAATATTGCGAGTAGTACCTGCCTGTAATGGGCCGAGAGAATCGCCAAGAGGGTTGTTTGTTTTGCGTCCTGCTACTTCCCAAATTGCCGCGGCTGCGTTTATTTGAGTAATAAAAATCAAAGAAGTTGCCGTTCTGCTTGCGTCCACTTTTAACTTTACGCCTTTAACGGCCTTCTGTATTGAAAACGGAAACTTCATATTTCCAGACTGTTGCCAGTTGCGGCTCATACCTGAAAGGTATTCGCGTTGATAGCCAGCCTGTACTTCACGGATAGCAGGCTCAGCAATAGCGGTTGCCTCTTTCACAAACTCTTTGCGTAGTCCTGGCTCTACTTTGTTCAGCGACCGAATAGCCTCACGCAAACCAGTCAATTCAATAGACGCAGATGCGCTCACTTCTTGCGGCTTTCGTTAATCACGTCAATGACTGTCGCCATGTCTGTTTCCTCAAAGGTTATTTGTGGGGGCCAATAACCCGTTTCCACTAGCAGAACCGCTAGAGAACGGGAATAGGAGCCCCCTCGGTAGGGTTTACAGGCTCGTCACTGATGACTTCGATACCGTCCAGCAGTTTGATATATGCGTCAAATGTTGGCGGGTAGGTACGGCCCGATAGTTTCACTGCCTCATACGCCATAAATGCTAAATCTTCCATGCCGATATTGGCTGCAAGGCTGGACGCTTTGGCTTTGAACTTGCGTTCCCACGCGATGATTACTGCAAGGTTTGTTACGACCTCGTAGGTTTCATCGGCGGTCGTGACTTTCAATGTGAGTTTCATTCCATTTACTTTCTAGTTTGCTCAGGGGCTAACGATGTCGCGGACGAAAGTTCCCCCGACCATCGTCACTTCGAAGGTACTAAGTTCTCCAACAGTTGCGTTTATCGGTGTGAACGAGGAAAGCATTAAATTACTAATGACATATTCTGGATTACTGGCCGACTCGACTGTGCCTGAAGGCGAGATGGTTACACTTGTAGTTCCCGTGCCAAGTTGAGCGAACAATGTCGCTTCCATCTCGGAAGCACCATACGATGCAAACATTGTCAGGGTCACTTCGACGGACTGCAAGCCCTGAACGAAACGATGTCCGGTATCACCAAACGCCGTGGATTCAAGTGAGTCGTAACCCACTGTGAGCGTCGCGCTGGAGCATTGGTCGGAACAGTCCACAGCACCGATTAGCACTGTGGGGTTGGATAGGTAGGTGCTTGTGGCCATGGAAGGCTCCTTTTTAGTTGCGCCGTACCGCTACGGCAACGGTTAGGTCGTAACAGGGGAGGTCTTGGCCCCCGTAGTTAGCAACAGACGGGCGACCATCTGTCACTGCGATAGGTGAATTCATGATTGTGTCAACGGTGGTCATCAAGTAGTCGCCCGTGTCCTGATTGCCAGAAGGGGAGGCAAGAACACGGACGACAAGCCTGATGTCTCCTACGTTGTAGGTAAAAGCATCGAAAGAGGGCAACTCAATCATGCAGGAAAGGGGGCGAGCGTTACGAGGGTCTGTGACAGGTTTAAGACCGAGCGCGGTCAGTGAAGCCTTTACAGTGTTCACGGCTTCAATGAAAATTCCAGATGCGGCCATTATCCGACCTGCGACCTGTTGCATCCGAGCAGTTGCATGATGCGGGCAAGGGTGACGGGCTGGGGCATATTGCCAAAGCCGTCGAAAGAGGCGTAAGAGTCGCCAGAGGTGCCACGCTCACGGTAGAGCGTCGCTGCGTAAATTGTGGCACCGAGCGTTACCGAAGCATTTGGGGAGGCTGTGAGGGCGTCTGCGTAGCCTGCCTCACGGCGCTTATTCCACGACCAAAAATTACTGGCTGCGACACACGTCGTCACGAAAGCAGTGTCGTTAGCAGTGGCAGGGTCAATCCCCAGCCATGCGATCACATCGGCGTTGGTAATCCAAGTAACCGAAGGAGTGAAAGTGACAGTACCCGCGGCGGTCGTACGAGAAACATCCGCGCCAGCGTTCACAATTAAAAACTGGTTGTCCATGATGACGGCGTAGTCAAATTGGAAGTCGCCTTCATCGTCTAGCCCAGTGAATTCGTAGGGCTCAGTGTTGGTCACCTTATA